CTAATCAGGCTTTTTAGTTTTGAAAAGCTGCTTTTGTTGTTCTGAGCGTTCAATATTGCCTATATATTGATTTGGCATTGCAGGGCTTACCCAACGTCCCATAGCTTGAATTTCATGGATTGAATATCCACTTTTTGACAATTCTTTTGTTGCACCAACACGAGCAGATAAGCCAGAAAAGTGTACTTCGAGATTAAGTAATTCATTTGCTCGACGAAAAATACGATAAATGGATGAGTCGTTGAGCTTCTTTTCTGATACATTTTGATGACGATCTATAGCTCTAAATAAATAACCATCAAAGATCAGTGAGGTATTCAACCATTTAGCTAGCAATAGGCCAGTCTCGTGTGATAATGGATAATAGTTTTGTTGAACTTGGATCATATATTTACCTGACTCATCAAAGCAGATATCTTTTAATTGCAACTCTCTGAGCTCACCACGTTTAAGTAATAGCTCAAACATTACATGCCAAATAGCTAAATCTCGAATATCTTTCAATTCATCAGATAGAGCTAACTGAAGAGCTAGTGTTTCTAGCATATTTACCGTAATACCTTCAGTCTGTTTACTATCATCTTTCTTATCTATTTGAATTTTTCCTAATGCCGATTTCACTTGTGCAGTTCGTGTTGGATCTTTAAAACCAAATGCAGAGTGAATATGAGAAATAGAAATTAATGAGCGCTTAATAGAAGCTAATTTTTTCTCTTTTGCTTGTTTCTCTATAAAAATACGAATAGCAGTGGTCGACGCAGGTAAAGCAATAACTTGATGTGTCTGGCAAAATACAACAAAGTTAACCCAATCATTTTTAAACGAGATCAGACTATTGTCAGAATACTGCTTTTTCAAATACGATGATAAGGTTTCTACATCAAGTTCACTTGTAAGGAAAAGGCTTTTGTCCATCTCTAATACACCATAACTATTCTAATCTTCTTAACTATAACACATTGTATAAAAACGTAAATATGGTCACAAAATCGAAACTTTTAACTAGAATAATTGAATAAAATAATGAATGCTTATTAAGTGTCTATAAAGTATATAAGTAGTAGTATGCAGAAGTCATTATACAAAGGTTTTTTCATAGAAAATAAGACAGGAGTTCCTGATGATTGGAAGGTCTTAATAAAAAACAAAGTGTTACACGGTCACTTAAGTGCCATCAAAAAAAGCATCGATTGGTGGAGTGAAACTGGCACGATTATCAAACCTAAGGTTTTTGGTGATATGGGTGAAACGGAGGTGAATGATAAAAAAAGTAAAATTCAAATCGATAATCACCTCGGTTTCTTGATTAAGAACGATACAGGTGAACCTAAAGAATGGTATTGCATGTATGATGGAAAATTACTTAAAGGTTTTTTACCTTCAATAAAATCCTTTTTGGATAAACACGAAAAATAATTTACAATTCACCATCATTTAAAAGCGAGATTAATTATGTCTTTAGTATATTCAACCGATATTGGCCGCATTAAACAAGAAGAAGTAAAACAAGAGCGTCCAAAAGGTGATGGTATTGTTCGTATTCAACGTGAAACTAAAGGCCGCAAAGGCAAAGGTGTTTGTGTTGTTACTGGGCTCGATATGGAAGATGCACAACTTAAGCTACTAGCTGCACAACTTAAAAAAGTATGTGGTTGTGGCGGCGCAATTAAAGATGGCAACATTGAAATCCAAGGCGACAACCGCGAAAAGATTAAAGAATTTTTAACTAAGCAAGGCCATACGGTCAAACTAGCCGGCGGTTAATCTAAAGTATAAATCAGGCTAATAATTACACGATAAATACGAAGTATTATTTAGTGTTTATTAGCTATTTTATGGTAAATACGATTATGGTTAAATTACTTGTTATTGAAAGAATCAACAGCGAGGGGAAGAAGAATCATGCGATCATTGAGCATCACTAAACCCTATTTAACATAAGATATATAATGCGCACTCATAGAGTGATTCTTCAGACCCCGAAAACACACCAAGTAAGCCCATAAAACTAATGCTAAGCATCTGTAATCCTTGGTGATTAAACTTTTTTGCTATATTTTCCCATATCTCTTTTATCATTGGATTTTCGTTTCGATCAGCATGGCAACCTAGCAATGCTAGTTCGGGTTCAATGTTTGCACCTTGTGCTAGAAAAATTGCTTCATTATCAGAGATATAGCGCATTCCCTTTCTCATTTCAGATATTCGAGACGGATTAACATGTAAATCATGTGCGATTTGTTTGTCTTGTATGTAGTTTTGAGCGTTTTTATACGCATCCAATAGCTTACTTTGATACATGGCAATTTCTCCTTTTTCTTAATAATAGCCTAATAAATACGTTTTTTCGCATCTTGCGCATGCGGATTTCCGCATTTATAGTAATTGCGAATTATCGTATTTACACCGACACGCAGCGTTTTACCTTGTCTTTATTGCGTGCCGGTCTTTTCTTTGGCGCGGCTCGACTCTGTACCGTAACTACTTCGGTTGAGTCGTGCCAATTCCAAATTATATTATTTCAATCTGTTACGGGGTTTGTTATGTCAGTTCAATTTTTCGGTTATAAAGTAAATCAAGTTGATCCTGTCTGTATGGTTCAACAAGTCGATGAACGAATATTAGAACAGTTAAATGAATCAATTGTTACATATGTTAATGAAGAGTCATTAGAGGTTATTTCTGGTTCTATTTCTGATGTTTCTGTTGGTGATTTTATGTTATCTCATGGTAGCTGTTCGACTCGTGTAGATATTTACTGTTCTTTTAAGAGTTTTGAGTCTGCATTTTCGTTTGCGTATGAAAAGTTATCAATTGAAAGTTTTAATTCTGGTTTTCTTGAATTTGAATTTTATGATCTTTTGGCGGTTTAATTATGAAGCATTTAACTGTTTATCTAATCAAAGGGCTTTTAGATCTAGAAATTGAAAATGATGAATCTATTGTAAATAGATATGTTTCTTTCGGTGGTTATGACATCAATAGTGAGTTTGTTATTGATGCAAGTATGTTTAATGAGCATCATTTGAAAGTTTCAGAAAGTACGCATTATCTTCCTAGTTCTTTGACTGTTTCGTCATTTCTTCATTACTTATCATTCTTTTCAGATAAATGTACTCTACGTTCTGAGTTAGGTCATCACTTGAGATTCGTTAAAGTTTCAGGCCCAACGCTTCCAGTTCGATTTGATTTTGAAGTCATTGAAGAAGAGGAATGTTAATTATGCTTAATATCATTGATGAACAGTTCAATCTTCTTGTAACTCCTGCAAACCCTTGGACTCCTTGGCAAGTTGGAGATGAATCTGCCCTACCTGCTTCATTCTTTAAAACTAACGACACTAAGCTTGAGGCATTTCAATTGCCTTGCGGTGGCGTTGGTAACTCTGATTACTATAATTTACGTCAATCCGATTGGCGTAAACCTGTATTCTCTGCACTTCGCAAGCACCGCGATTTTGGCAATCATATGCTGAATACGTTCATTTCTGTTTGTAAAGATAAAGACTATTTCGAGTCACTTCGCCTTGTTCAATCTGCTAACGACCGCCTTTGTAAAAATGGCTATAGTTCTGCGTTGTCTGATGATGAAATCAAGGAAATGGCAAAAAACAAATCATTCGAGTTCACCAAGGCTTTAACATCTATCGAATCTGAATCTTTACGTTTTATGACGGCCTGCTACTTGCTTGATACTTTGGGCTTAGCCTTATCAGATTTAACGATTGTTCGAGCGATGAACAAAGGTGAAATTTACGCCTTAGTAAATCGTATTAAAGATGAAATTTGGCTACGTGGTCAATTAAGAAAGAAATGCGCTTATGAAGTTGAACAAGTAGCGCGTGATTTAGCTCTAGTTCAACGCCATAAGCAAGTTTATTGCTCTGATTTCTCAGTAGCTCGCCAACGTGCGCGCAAGGCATCAAACAGGATCGCATTAGAGCAAACTGTTGCTTATGATGCCGATGATTCAAGTAATTATTTTACTCTTGCTGAGTTGTCAGATAAATCAGTATCTAACCCAAAGGTTAGACGCGGTGAAATGTTTGTCCGTCTACGTGGTTTTGAAGAAATAGCGAAAGAATCAAACCATGAAGCGGTTTTTTATACGTTAACATCCCCTAGCCGTTTTCATGCGGTATCTAAGGGAGTTATCAATAAAAACTGGCTTGATGCTAGTTCGCCAACCGCGAAAGATACTCATGCTTATTTATTGGGTGTTTGGGATCGTTTAAAGATTATCTTATCTCAGAAAGGTATCAAAGTTTATGGGATGCGTATTGCTGAACCTCATCAAGATGGTACGCCACACCATCACTTCTTGTTATTCATGGAATCTAAACACCGTGACACTGTGACAAAACAATTCAATCGTCTTGCGTTGTTAGATTCACCAGATGAAAAAGGCGCAAAGAAGTACCGCTTTAAGGCTGAGAATATTGATTTTTCTAAGGGTTCGGCGGTTGGTTATATCGCTAAATACTTGAGTAAAAGTATTGATGGTTTTCGCCTTGATGATGACAAAGGATCATCTTTGAACGGTGTTGAAGCCGCGGAACGTGTTGTTGCATGGGCGCGAGTTAATCAAATCAGACAGTTTCAATTCATCGGTGGCCCTAGTGTTTCCGTTTGGCGTGAGATGCGTAGATTTAGAGAAGAATTCAAAGAGGATGATGTAATGCTAAATGACTTAAACGGTGCTGAACATTATCTATTAGAAAAAGTGCGTCGTGCTGCTGACGTAGGTGACTGGAAAGACTTTTGTTTTGCTATGGGTGGCGTGTTTGTTAAACGTGCTGACCAAGAAGTAAAACTTAATTATTCAGTCCACGAAACAGTTCAAAAAATGCTTGAGTCTGGTGAAATTTCCCCTACTCGTTTTGGCGATATGGCTCAAGGTCAAATAAACGGCCTGATGTTTAAAAATGTTTTTCTTCTTACTCGTTTTCGTAATTGGAAAACTGAGAATAAAGCGAAATTTGAATCAGCTCAGACACAAATCATGGGCGGTGTTGTTGATTGGTTCGATGCTTTGGAAGCGGAACACGAATACGAACGTATGTGTGAATCTCACTATGCTGAGTATGAAGCGCATATGCAATACATTGATGAGTGCGAAGCAATGATGCTCTGCTCTTCTGAAATCTATGATGCCTGTTCGGTCGACGCAGTCGTGCCGGATAGGTTTCATTGATTTCCTTGGACCTGTGTCACTAACTATTACACTCACAAAAAACACTAATTTATAAGGTTACGAAAATATGAAAATGGAAGGCTTAATTTTAGATGTTTCTGACATCATTCAAGAAACAAAAACAGTTCATGGCGGTAGTGATAAATTCACTGTCGGTAAGATCAAACTAATTACAACTAACCCAACAGCAACTATTGAAGTGAAAATTAATAAAGAACTTTGGGCTGATGGTAAAGGTGGCGAAGTACTTACGGCCTGTGTGGGTAAACGTATGGACTTTCAAGTCGAATATAAAGAAATGGCTTTTGGTAATGACCAAAACAAGCACGTTGCGATCAATGGTTTCCACTTGTTTGCGTTGCCACAAGTAAACAATAAATAGGTAAATAAATTATGACTGTAGAGCAATTCGAACAACTGTGGTTATTAATATTTTGTATTGGCCTAGTTCAATGTGTTGTTCTCGGTTGTATCTTTGGAGGTCAACGATGATTGATGTTCAGTATATTATTGGTGGGTTATCCACTGCTGTCGTACTCGGCTGGTCAATTGGAAAACAATTCTTAGTTTTTCGTCAAGTAGCCGATTCTATAACTTAAAAGTGAGTTAAAAATGAAAATGAATATTATTAAATCAAAACTAGCTTCAACGGGCGTTCTTACTAATCCAAAAACAGCGGCAATTGTTCTTGCTGCTACTTTGGGTTCAACTACGGCTAGTGCTGCTCTACCTGCTGAGGCTGAAGCCGCTATGACTTCAATTAGCACTTTGGTTACAGATTTTATTGCTGCTGCGTGGCCTATTGTTGTTCTTTTGACTGTTGGCTCTGTTGGTATTAAGTTGTTTAAAAAGTTCTCTGCAAAAGCATCTTAATAGCTTAAATTTTTGGTGGTTACGGCACCAATTTTTTAAACGTCCCCTTTCTTTTCTCCAGTTCTTGAGCGTCCATATGAACATTAAAAAAATACTCTTACCATTATTGATCTTGTTGTCGGGTTATTCTTTTAGTGTTTTTGCGTCTGGTGATTTCATTTATTATTACGCTTCTAGTGGTTCTCGTTGTATTGAACATAATGGTGGCAACGGTTTATCTAAGTTTAAGACAAATATTACAAAAGATTATGGTTGCATTGGTGAGCATTATCGTCCTGTTTCCGTAAAGTCTCTTTCTATGGATACTGATTTTTCTGGAAATATTGAAATGTGCGGCACTGCAGCTTGGGGGCAAGAAGTTTGTTATTGGCATGAAGTGAGAGGCGAATCAAAAAATTGTCCGGAAGGATTTTCTTTTAATGAGGCTACCGGAGAATGTTTGCTTGAGCCTGATGAACCCTATTGTCGCTCTGATGAGTTTTTGACTCAAAAAGAAGCCGCTGAAAAATCCTGTTTTGCATCTGGAAGTCAAGATTTTAGCTATACTTGCGATGATGAAACGTCAACGCATTCTTTTAGTTGCGCACCTGCTCCCCCAAAGCCGGGAGAGTGCACTATTGATTCTCCTGATTATCCAGCTTGTTTAGAACCTAACCCAAATCCTGACCCTTGCGAACCGGGGGCTATTGATTATCCTGCTTGTTTAGATGATAAAGAATGTGTGCCGTCTCAAGATAATAACTGGTGTGACAACCCTCCGTGTAAAATTGGATATGCAGGTTGGCCCGCTTGTGAACCTTGGTATAAAGATGATCCTTTTGATCCACTTGAACCACCTGAAAAACCAGAAATAGACCCAGGTCAAAATGATGGTCCAAAAGATATTATTGAAATTAAACCACCGTCTCAAACTCCAGGACAGCCTTATGATGATTCGGGTGTCATTGATGCAGTACAAAATCTAAATAGAGATATGAATCTCGGTTTTTCAGATATAAACGGTGCCCTTCAACTTCAAACTAATGTGTTAAGTAGTACTAATGAATTAGTTTATCAGGGTTTAGTTCAAGATCTTAAAATGCATGACAATCAAATAGCTAATGATAACCAAAATACTGACAATATTATGGGCGGCCTTGGTGGTATCGGTGAATCAATAAATGGTTTAGGTGATGCAATTGGTAATATTAAATTTGAAGATAAAGATGATACGGACGAGGCTTCAATCATTGCAGCAATCAATGAGCTAGGTAAAGGCATGGTAGTGCCTTGTAAACCAACAGAGGACAATAACTATTGTGAAAATCCTCATGGTTTAAATGAGGAATATATAGGCACTATGTTCGGGCAAATAAATGATAAGCTTGATTCGGAATTATCAGCTGCTGATAGCTCTATTTTAGGTGCTGTTGGTGATTTAGTTTTAGAACCTCCTGTTGATGAATCAACGGTTAGGCCGTTTCTTGATTTAAGTACCTCTATACTTACTGCTAGTAATAAATGTGTTGCTATTGATTGGTTCGGGTATGAATTGGGGTGTGAGTTTTCAGATAAATTTAAACAAATATTCGGGTTTCTTTTGTATATGTGGACATTAAAAGTTTTGATAGACATTTTGCTCGAAGATATTACGCCAAATCAAAAATCATACTCACATAGACGGAGATAATTATGCCAATTCCTGCTTTTTTATTACCATTAGTTGCTGGTACTGCTGCGGCTACTCGCGCTTCAGCTATTGCCGTTTTTATTGGTGGCTTAGCTGCTCAAGTTGTCGCTTGGTTTAGTGCTTTTGTCTCAAGAGGGATAGCTTTAAACCTTGCTGTACTTGTTATTGTTGTCGGTTTGGCTGTTGCCATTTCTTCGGGTTTTTGGTTGGCTTTACAGGGGTTAAGTTATGTTGTACCGCCGGAGTTTTCTCGTGGTATGGGTCTTATTACTCCACCGAATGCAGTGCCTTGCCTTTCTACTATCGCTGCCGCAAAGATTGCTCGTTGGGTTTGGGAGTGGCAAATCTACGCAATTCATGGAGTTTCTGTTTAATATGTCTGTTTATTTTGTTACAGGGAAATTAGGAGGTGGAAAGTCCTTAGTTTCAGTTTCGCGGATTAAGTTGGCACTTTTAAAAGGCAGCCCAATTGCAACCAATATTGATATTAATCTTAAAAATATGGTGGGTAGACAATCAAAGAATACTCGCCTCTTTCGATTGCCTGATAAGCCCACCGTTGAAGATTTTGAAGCAATAGGAAAAGGTAATACCTCGTATGATGAATCTAAAAATGGACTCATTGTTTTAGATGAATGCGGCACTTGGTTTAACTCGCGTTCTTGGGCTGATAAAAGTCGCCAACACGTAATTAATTGGATGCTTCACGCTAGAAAACTTGGATGGGACGTGATTTTTATCGTTCAAGATATTTCTATTGTTGATAAACAGGCGCGCTTGGCCTTGGGTGAACATGTTGTTTATTGCCGTCGAATGGATAGATTAACGATCCCTTTTATCGGTACGATTTATCGCTTGATTACGGGTAGTAAATTGCCTTTGCCTAAAATACATATGGGTATAGTTAAATATGGTGACGGTCAAAATGCAATGACAGTAGATAAATGGTCGATGATGGGCCTATCTCTGTACTCTTGCTACGACACTAAACAAGCTTTTTCTGATTTCTATGATAATGCTATTTACTCCGTGTTACCGCCCTATTATACACACGGTCGATATTCAGTTACTTGGACGATTAAAAATCAAATGAGAATGACAAAAATATACTTTAAGAAGTATTCGAGGATTTTGATGTTCACGGTCGGTGCATTGCTTGCTTATTCTTATGCAATATTTACCGCGCCTGATATGGATCCTCAAAATAGTATTACAACGGTTGATGTAACTGATAAACACAAGCTGACTGACCTGTTAAAAGGTTACAAAATCACAAGTTACTCTAACTTTCCTAATCAGCCTGTTAAGTTCACATTGAAAAATAAAAAAGGCGATTCGTTGTATTCTGCTGACTTAAATTCGATGGGTTTTGATTTCGATATAAAGTCACGTTGTCACATAATTATCAAGCAAGGTGCTAACAATGAAAGTCTTTATTGCTCTTAGTTTATTAACGCTTTCTTTCTTTTCAACAGCTGCCGTCCCTGTTCAAAATTTCGAGACTGTAAACTCTCCAATCAGTGATTTTGTTCGTTGGTTCTCAATCGAATCAGGCCAAACCATAGTTTTGGGTAATAGCGTAAACGCCCTTGTTTCTGTTAATGCGGTCGGTCTTACTCGTTCAGAGCTTGCCCCATTCTTCACCGCCGTTCTTAACTCGCATGGTTACAAGTTAAAAAAGCAAAATGGATTTTATACAGTTGTTGTTGATGAAAAAGCCATTGAACCTTTAGAACCGACAACCGCAAAGCTCTACCGATTAATTCACGTTAGAAATAACTCAGTAACTCAATTAATTCAATCAACGCTGAATGGCTCACTTACACAAACAAATACTGAATCAAAAATACCAGTAAACAGTTCTAGTGTGGACGTTCTCCCAACAACGAACGCGATCATAGTAACATGCACAAGAAAACAAATTGAGATACTCGATACTTTAATGAAAGCCATTGATAAACCACAACGACAAGTATTTATTGAGTCGGTTATCTCTGAAACTGAAATCAATGATGCTCAAGAAATTGGTGTTGATATGGCTTATCTAGGTTCTGCAGGTTTTGAACTTGTATCTAGTCCTGTGCGTGCATTTGATGCGCTAAACGATAGTCATGCAATATACAAAGGCGGTGATTTTTCGGCATTAGTAAAAGCGGTTTATCAATCGCAAAATACAAAGCTATTATCAAGACCAACTATATTGATTTTAGATAGAGAGCGCGGTTATATTACGGTCGGTCAAAACGTCCCATTTCTTACATCTACTGAAACGACTGACGGCGGTAACGTAACACAACAGATAGAACGCAAAGATGTAGGTGTATCACTCACGGTTATCCCTCATATAGTTGGTGACAATATTCTACTGAACATAAAGCAAGAAAGCTCAAGTGTTAGTAATTCTGCCATTGCATCGGACATCATAACTAACACTAGAACTTTGCAAACTTCGGTGAAGATAAAGAACGGCCAAACCATTGTATTAGGTGGTTTAATATCGAATGAAGAAAAGAAAAGTGTTTCAGGTGTACCGTTGTTGATGGATATACCTTGGCTCGGTGAACTATTCAAAAGCACTTCAACAGATGAGGTTCAAAAAGAGCTTAAAATCATAATGAAAATCACGGTACTTAACTGATTTTATTAACTTTAATTGGTCGTGTTGTGTGTGATTTATTTTTTCAAAGCAAGGGGTATGAGCCAAGAGTTAAAAACTTTTCACGTACAGCACGGTAATTCTTTCTTGAAACTTACGCCTGTGTGTGGCTAATTTTTTTTAACCAAGGGGGAACCGCTGATTTCTGAATTTTCTCACGTACAACGCGAGCACTTTTTTGTGATGAACTGCACGAGAAAGATCTCATTGCGCAGCAATATAAGCGAAGCGAAACGCTTTTAGGCCTGAACTAGCAACAATTCAAAACTAAAAAGCTACTGCACACCAGTTATACTTTCATAGTGAATCTTAGTTCCGCTCCCCTCAAAGCTCCCTTTGCTGTTTGTAGTATTTGGGACCTACCTCTTCAAAGAAAACAACCACTTTCCTGCAAGAATAAGCCTCGCAGAGACTAACAGCATCAGTGGCGCGTTATGCTACTGCAACCCATATTTTTCTTAGATTAATCGGTGTATATTCTTTTACTCAACCAATTAATTGATAAAGAGTTTTTATGGCTAGAAAATTACAAATATTACCCGATTTTTTCATAAATATGGACAAAATCGTTTCTTGGCAATTTGTTGCGAATGATTTGATTATTATTGAAACGGTCATTTCAACAATGCGTATTGGTCCTGATGCCTATACAAACGATGTTCAAGTTACCTCAAATGATTTACAGCGAATTATTAACGACATTAATGCTTACTTTGATTGATTATTGCCTCGTACCCCCGTTTTGTATCACGGAGGTAAATACTACTATTTTCATAACCATTGAGAGAATCCATATATTAATGTTTAATTAAGTTATAATATTGCGAGTTGCAATGCTGAAACCTAAGTCATTGAAAAGCAAGAGGTTTACTTTTGTTTTTTATGATGTATTCTAAAGTTCAATGTAAATAAGAGGATTGATTATGGATACAATATTAGTTACAAAAATTAATGAGCTTTGGGCGCTATGTGGTTCAATAGATGGCTGTGATTCGGTAGAAAGTCTTGAAAAGGATGTAATTAAATTTTCTCACATGATAGAACCTTGTCGTAAATGGCTTTTAATGAGAAATAAGCTAAAAAATATTAAAAAAACTCCTAATTCATACAATTTAAAACATAAAGCAGAGTATGAATTAAAGGAATGGATTCCTCATTCAGTATTTGTATTTTCAGCTTTTTTGGAGGGATTTAAATTATCTCGTTCTTCGTTAAAAGGCGATGTTTATGTAGTCGGTACTAATATAGGAGCTACAAAAAAAACGATAAATTAATTGTACAGATATATAAAATTAACCATCCAAATGAAATGATTTAGGATGGTTAATTAATATTAATTTTTAATCTTTGCTATGGCTCGTGATAGTTTCAATAACTTGGTTAATGTTTTTTTATCCATATCACTTTCAATCTCTAACAAAGCAACAGCTGTCAAAATTTGTTGTGGCTCTAGTTCTCTACCCGTCGGTAATCTCAATCTACCTTTTACAATAGAAAACCCTTGCCAGCTTTCACCAATACCTAATTTACGTTCACAATACATACGCATGAGTCTACGACATTCGGGCGGGATCTCTGCCCCTTTGTCCCAATTGTTGACTTGCCTCACAGTTTTAAAACATAATTCAGCCGTCTTTTCTACGGTTAAACCACACTTGTAAAAGCGGAAAAAGTAGTTATTTGTCATCTGGTTATATTTCAT